GCTTTTAGTATTTCTTTTTGGTTTAATACAAGCTACAATGATTGGCAATATTTTATGGGTGATAATAGCTTTAGATTTACTATGAAGCAATCTACTGACGATGTAAGAATAAATTTTAATGGTAGTGCTGTTTATAGAGCTGACCCTTTACCTGTAACTTTAAACACTTGGAATAATTTTATTTTTGTTTTTGATGGCTCTTTACCTCAAGCAGATAGAATGAAATTATATTTAAATGGCTCTTTAGCAACTAACATACTTGGTGGCACACCAGATACTACTTTTGTGGCTAATAATAATTTTAGACTTGCAAGAGTAGGCTCTTATAGTGCAAAGCTGTTTGTTGGTATGATGGATGATGTTGCATTTTTCAATACAGCTTTAACTTCTGAAAATGTAACTTCAATCTATAATAGTGGAGAACCCACAACATTACCAAGTGGTAAAGTAGCACATTACAAAATGGGTGAAGAGGCTACGTTTAGCACTAACTGGACAATTCCAGATGGGGTTGGAAGTGCTGATGGATTATCTGAAAATATGACCATAGAAGATAGAGTAGGTGAAGCACCTAATATTACTTTAAACGCCTTAAGTTACAATATGACTGAATCTGACAGAGAGGAAAACGTACCAAGTTAAGATATTATGAGTAGATATTATAGCAGCATATTAAACGTATTGAGCCCCTCATTCGCCAACACCTACTCCTTAGCCTTCGATGGTGTGGATGATTTTGTTAATGCTGGAAGTTCAATCCCTAATTTACAAACTGGTGACATTTCTTTTAGTACTTGGATATATCCCACTTCTTTTAGTTCTTATAATTACTTTTTAGATAGTGGAGCAATAACAACAAAAAAAGGAATTTTTGCTGGTTTACAAATAACCACAGGTTTTGTATCTATAAGTAGAAGAACAGGAGTAACAGATACGAGATGTATGACAGGTTTTGTAGATTGTGGTTTAACAATAAATAATTGGTATAATATAGTTGGGGTTTTTGATGAAGATGGAGGTACAGCAGGTGTTGGTCAATTAAAACTATATGTTAATGGTGTTTTAAAAGCTACAGTCGATGGAAGTGGTCAAGATACTGGCACAGGTTATGATTTACACATAGGAAAAAGCGAAAATAATTTTTCTCATTTTGTTGGGAATATTGATGAGGTTTCGCTTTATAATTCTCCTTTAACTGCTGAAAACGTAACTTCGATCTACAACTCAGGAGTACCTAACGATTTATCCTCACTTAATCCTGTTGCTTGGTACAGAAATGGCGATAATGGTTCTTACAAATCTCCACAGTGGTTACTACCTAATAATAGTAATAAGGATAAAGTTTCTAATTATAGTTTTGAATTTGATGGAGTGGATGATTATGTAGATTTTGGCAATCCAGCAAGTTTACAAATAACAGGTGCTTTAAGTATATCTGCTTGGGTTAAATTTACAGGTAATGATATGGCTTTAGTTACAAAGTCAAATACAAGTGGTGGTGATAGAAGTTATGGTTTATGGGTTGATGATTTTGGAGGAACACACCAACCTACATTTTTTATATACAACTCTTCAACATTACATCAAACACCAGCTACTGGAGCAAGAGTTGACGATGGAAACTGGCATCATTTGTTAGCAGTTTTTAACCCATCTACTTACCTAAGATTATATGTTGATGGAAATTTAGAACAAGAAAATACAACTTCAATACCAGCATCTATTGACAATGACCCAGCAAATTTTGTGATTGGTGGTACTGGTAGTGGAACTTTCCTTCTTAATGGCAACGTTGACGAGGTAGCAGTTTGGAATAGTGACCAAAGTTCAAATGTAGCTTCTATCTACAATAGCGGTACTCCTACTACCATAACAGGTGCTACTGCTTATTGGAAAATGGGAGAGGGATCTAACTTTACTGATAATTGGTTAGTAAACAATTCAGCATTAAGCAACTACTCAACAAGGTCATTTAGTTTTGATGGGGTGGATGATTATATGACAGTAGCAACACCAACTACTTTAACAGATTTTACAACAAGTGTTTGGCTTCATAGAACAGGTAATGGTAATTTTGATGGTATTTTTGGGCAAGATAGCTCAACAGCAAAAGGTGGTATATTAAGATATGTTTCTTTAGATGGAACTAACATAACTTTATTTTTAACAAGTGGCTGGACCGCTATGAGTGGAGCATTAGCAATAGATACTTGGCACCATTTCGCTTTAACTTACGATAGCACAGCTAATGAGCTAAAAAGTTATATTAATGGTTCTTTATATACAACAATTTCTTCACCTGATTTTAGCGGTCAAAATACAAATGCACATTCTTTTAGTAGAATAGGAATGAGAAATGGAAGCACTGCAACAAGTTTTCCAGGTTTGTTGGATGAAATAGCACTTTGGAATACAGCTAAAAGCGCAAGTGATATAACAGCTATTTACAACAGCGGAGTACCTACTACAATAAGAGGGGCGGTAGCACATTGGAGAATGGGAGAAAATGCAACCTTTAATACTAATTGGAGTATTCCTGACCAAGTTGGAAGTAGTACAGTAGCAAGTGTAAATATGACAATAGCAGATCTAGAGGGTGATGCGCCTAATTATACTGGTGGTGGATTATCTGCAAATATGACAATAGAGGATAGAGTAGGTGACGCACCTAATAGCACAAACAACGCAGTTAGTTTTAATATGACTGAAAGCGATAGAGAAACAGATGTGCCAAGTTAAAAATAAATTTATTACCTTTGTAAAAACAATTAAATTATGCCCACAATACCAAGTAATGAGCAGTTTGTAGGAATAACTTCAACTTATGATTTGACTGAAAGAGGTTCAAATCAAACTAATAGTGCAAGAACAATATATACCTATGCAGATATTAAGAGTGGAGCCACAGGTGCTACAGCAACTACAGGCACTGTAATAGCGTTTAATGAGTCGCTAATATATAACACATCAGCATCACCAGGAACAGGAAACATAACCAACTCTTTAACTGATGCAAAATTAGGAATAGTACAAAAGATTTACCATAACGATGGTTCAGCCCCTACAGTACCAGCAGGATGGGTATTAATAGGAAGTGGGACATACACAACAAGTGCATTAAATATTATTTTTGCTGAGTGGTGTGGAGGTACAAGAGTAGAATATTGGATAGTTTCAACATAATATATAAAAAATGGAAGCAAGATTAAATAACTTAGTATACGCAATTTGCAACATTGCCACAGATTTGCAAAACATTGACTTTTCACAAGTGGGGCAAAGTTCTGCTGGAACTATTAGAAGAAGTTTAGATGACACTCTCTTTGTAATTAAATACAATGCAGAGCCTACTTTTATAAAGGATGGAACAGTTGTACCAAGTCAAACATTAACACACGAAGAGGCACTTACCTTGATGAGTACTCCAGCTTGGTCAGAGCCAATTCCTGTAGAATAAAATGGGAGATCTAACTAAAAACTTTAGCAAATCAGAGTTCAACTGCAATTGTGGTTGCGACATGCCAGAAGATGTTTTTGATAATGTCAAGTTGCATGCCAAAAATTTACAAGTAATTAGAGACTTTTTAAATGAGTCCATAAGAATAAACTCAGGGTACAGATGCCCTAGCTACAATTCTAAGGTTGGGGGAGCTTCCAAATCGCAGCATCTTACTGGAAACGCAAGTGACCTGGTTGCTCATGATCACACTCCCAAACAACTAGCTGATGTGATTGAGGGATTAATAAGAATAGGAGCTATTGAAGAAGGTGGGTTAGGTAGATATGATACATTTACGCATTATGATCGTAGAGGTACTAAAGCTAGGTGGAATGGCTAAAGAGAAAAAAGATAGAAAAAAATTTAAAGACACTAAGTTTGGAATATTTCTTAAAGAAAAAGCTCCACACATTTTAGATGTCGTGGGTGATGTATTACCAGACAAAGGTGCTTTAGGCATTGTAAAAAACCTAATAGACAGGGATGACTCTATAGATCCTGAGACTAAAAAATTAATTCATCAGCAATTAATTGAGTCTTATAAAACAGAGGTTGCTGATAGAGATTCTGCTAGAAATAGAGAGATAGAGATTGCTAAAGTAAAAAAGTTTGACTTTATGTTTAACTTAACTGGCATTATAGGATTAGCAGCTTTTTCTTTTTTAGTATATGCAATTGTATACCTTACTATTCCAGAAGGGAATAAAGAAATATGGATACACTTAATAGGAATTACAGAAGGTATAACATTGAGTATTTTTGGATACTTTTATGGATCAGCCATGAAAGATAAAAAATAACTATCTTTGGGACATTAATAATTAAATAAAATAAAATGGGAAAAACTATTGAACTTAACAACAAATTAGATGAAAAAGTATTAAAACACTTACAAGATTTAAACGCTGAATATTCTAAACTTAAACTAGCATTAGGGGAGAATAAACTAAAAGAAGTTGAATTAATTGAAAAAGTAAAAGAAATTAAGCATTTGTTTGTTGTAGAAGAAAAAAAACTAATTAAAGAACATGGGTCTGATGCTGTAATTAATTTACATACAGGCGAAATAACTAAAAACAAAAATGGCTAAAATATCTAACACTTCTGCTTATCCTAACATCACTCCAGAAGCTAGTGATTTTTTAATATTAACAGACACTAGTAGTTCTAACGCTACTAAAACTGTTACTGTCCAGGCTTTGGCAGATTTTATTGATGGTCAGGTAACCTTGCAAGAAGTATTAGATGCAGGAAACACTGCAACTCAAAGTATAAATCTCACAGGAAACATAGCCTTAAGTGGAGATTTAACTGGCTCAGGAAACATTACTAGAACAGGAAATGTAAATGTTACAGGTGATATTTCTCTAGTAGGCAACACCTCTGATGTTGTTTTAGATGGAGGGCTTTACACCTCTTCAGGAGCTAATGACACTAAGGTCGCTGCTCCTGTTGGTAGAGTGGTTATTTTAGAACCCTCAGGAAGTAGTAGTAATGTTTCTGTTAGTGCAGCTAATGGAACAATAGTTGAGGGAGTCGCAGATTTTAAATCTGAAATAAAGCTTAATGCTGTTTCTGGATCAACAGGACAGGTTCCATCATCAGCTGGTCCTGGATCTCCTTTAGTTTGGAGTAATGTTTCGAGTTTACTTTCATTAACAGCGACAAACATATTTATTGGTGATGCTTCAGGTAATGCAGTAGCAAGTGATTTTGTTTTAGTAGATCCTGCAGCTGTAGTTCCTAATCCTAAAGTAACTTTAGGAAAAGTTGGGGGAACTAATTATACACTTCAATTAGGAGCTTACAGGGCTGATGTTACTCACCCTTTTGGTGATAACAATTTATCTTATGGAGCAAACGCTTTATTAAAAAGTGCAGCAACAGGTACGCACAATACAGCTCTAGGGTTAGCCTCGTCAGAAGAGATTTTAGCTGGATTAAGAAATACTACTCTAGGTTTTGAGTCAGGTAAAAATATTCAAAACAACAACGACAACACTTTGATAGGATATCAAGCTGGAAAAGGTGGTGGTGTTGGCTTAGTAGGAAGTAACAATGTGGTAATAGGATCTGGTGCTTTAGCTACTGGCAATGTGTCAGACTCAGTTGTCATAGGAAAAGGTGCTTCAAGCTCAGACACTGCAGTGGCTATAGGTCAAGGCAGTAATGCTGATGAAGCTTGTATAGCGTTAGGGAGGCAAGCTGCAGCAACAATTAAAATTGCAGGCAACCCCATGTTAGCTATTTCTAGTGCTGTAGCTACAGCAATGAAAACGAATTACATATTTCCAACCAACACTGCAGCTTTAGCAGCAGGATTAGTAGCTGGAGATATCTATGTGGTAGGAACATCACCTCTCCCTGCTGGGAACGCAGCTCAGTTGGGTGTGGTGTATTAAAATTTAATTAAATGGATGATATTAGAAAAATATCAGTAGGTGCTGACTATAAGTCAAGTGCTATGCATTATATTGTAAATCAAGAAGTTTTAAATGGAAAGTATATAATCCATTGTATAAAAAGAGACATTAAAAGAAACTCATATAAGATTTTTATTATATCAGGCAGTGAGGTTTATTTGTGGAAAGAGTTTGGAGAGCAAATGCCAGTTTCGATAGAGTATAATATAAATTTTTAATATGAAGTCACCTTTTTATTTTATAATAACTCCTGATAAGGACAGAAGATATAACAGCACTGTAGATTGGGGTGGTTTGGAGTTTATAACTAGCAGCTCTAAAGAAGATTTTAAATTCTCTAATAGAGAAGCTATTGTGGTAGAAACACCACTTGGGTACAAAGGTCCTATATCTCCAGGAGATAAAATTTTAGTTCATCACAATGTTTTTAAATATTATAATGACATGAAGGGTAGAGAAAAAAGTGGAAAAAGTTTTTTAAAAGACAACACTTTTTTTGTAGACACCACGCAGTTTTATGCTTATAAAAAAGATGGAAAATGGAATAGTTGTTTGCAGTATTGCTTTGTAAAGCCAATAGATGTTGAGGATAATCATTATTTACTAAAGAATACTAATGAAGAACCCTTAATGGGTATAGTTAAATATGGCAATGAATCACTTGCTGCACTTGGAGTAAATGAAGGTGATGTCGTTGGCTTTCAACCTGAAAGTGAATATGAGTTTAATGTAGATGGAGAGAAGTTGTATAGAATGTATACACACAATATAACTATGGTAGTATGAAGTCAAATGATATTAAATTAAAAATAATAGAAGCAGGATATGAAGCTGTTAATCAACTCATAAAAGTTGCTAAAGAAAAAATTATAAAACCTGATCCTGATGATGAATTAGCAGCAGACAGATTAAAGAACGCAGCTGCTACAAAAAAGTTAGCTATTAATGATGCGTTTGAGATTTTAAATAAAATAGAAATAGAAAAAGAAAACATTGAATTATCTAATAAAAACTTAACTAAAAAAACTAACCAAGGTTTTGCAGAAAGAAACTCAAAATAGTTTATACAGGGTTGCTAAGTCAACCATTCCTGGATCTGTTGTTTCTTTAAAAAACAAAAACAAATCTTGGAAGTATGGTTATGATTCAAAGTATGACTTGGTTGTTATTTCTAAAGATGGTACGTTAGGAGATATTTATGTTATCAATGGATTGAGAATAGGTCTTCCCAAATGTCCTAAAAGTGTTTTTAAAAGATCGTCAAAAAAAGCAGATCAATATTGGAAACCTTTTGAATACCCCACTGATCTTTCTAAAATAAAAAGTATTTTTCAATGGAATGAAATGCCAGCTGCTTTTAAAAGTAACTGGGTAGATTATATTGAAAACGAATTTAATAGAAGAGAACAAGGTTTTTGGTTTATGAATAATGGTGAGCCAACGTATCTTACAGGATCCCATTACATGTATTTACAATGGACAAAAATAGATGTAGGGTTACCAGATTTCAGAGAAGCTAATAGAATATTTTACTTATACTGGGAAGCGTGTAAGGCTGACTCTAGATCCTTTGGCATGTGTTATTTAAAAATTAGACGTTCTGGTTTTTCATTTATGGCTTCAGAAGAATGTGCAAATATAGGCACTATATCAAAAGATGCTCGTATAGGTATATTATCAAAGAAAGGGGATGATGCAAAAAAAATGTTTACTGACAAGGTTGTGCCTATTTCTAACAACTATCCATTCTTTTTTAAGCCTATTCAGGATGGTATGGATCGTCCTAAAACTGAATTAGCATACAGAGTTCCAGCTAGTAAAATTACCAAGAAGAACATGTATGAGGTAGCGTCTAATGAACTTGATGGGTTAGACACTACGATTGATTGGAAAAACACAGATGACAACTCTTACGATGGAGAGAAGCTTTTATTTTTAGCACATGACGAAAGTGGTAAATGGTTGAAGCCTACCAATATACTAAATAACTGGAGGGTTACTAAAACCTGCTTAAGATTAGGTAGAAAGATTATTGGTAAATGCATGATGGGATCTACATGTAATGCACTTGAAAAAGGAGGTGATAACTTCAAAAAACTGTATTACGATTCTAATTTAGAAACAAGAAATGCTAATGGACAGACTAAGTCAGGATTATATTCTTTGTTTATTCCTATGGAATGGAACATGGAGGGTTTTATAGACAGGTATGGAATGCCTGTGTTTAATAACCCAGAAAAAGAAGTTATGGGTGTTGATGGAGAATATATTTACCAGGGAGCCATTGAGTATTTTGAAAACGAAGTAGAGTCAAAAAAATCTGATCCAGATGCATTAAATGAGTTTTATCGTCAGTTCCCAAGAACTGAGTCTCACGCTTTTAGAGATGAAAGTAAAGCTTCTTTATTTAATCTAACTAAAATATATCAACAGGTAGATTATAATGATTCATTAATATCTGAGCATTTTTTAACTAGGGGTAAGTTTTATTGGAAGGATGGCGTTAAAGATACTCAAGTTATATGGACTCCAGATCCAAAGGGAAGATTTTTAGTTACCTGGACTCCAGGTAAAAATTTGCAAAATAATTTTTTTGAAAAAAATGGAGTTAAATATCCTGGTAATGAACACATGGGATCCTTTGGTTGTGATAGCTATGACATCTCAGGAACTGTTGGTGGAGGTGCTTCTAATGGAGCACTTCATGGATTAACAAAATTTCACATGGATGAAGGTCCAACTAATCAGTTTTTTCTTCAGTATATTGCTAGACCTCAAACAGCAGAGATATTTTTTGAAGAAGTATTAATGGCTTGTGTGTTTTATGGTATGCCTATTTTGGTAGAAAATAATAAACCTAGACTATTGTATCATTTTAAAAATAGAGGATATAGAGGTTTTTCTTTAAATAGACCAGACAAGCATAAGAATAAATTATCTGTAACTGAAAAGGAACTTGGAGGAATACCCAACTCTTCAGAGGATATAAAGCAAGCACACGCTGCAGCCATTGAGAGTTATATTGAGAAGCATATAGGTTTAGATATGGATGGGCATTTTAGGACTATGGGAGAAATGGGAGAAATGCACTTTACAAGGACGTTAGAAGATTGGGCAAAGTTTAATATAAACAATAGAACTAAGTATGATGCGACCATAAGTTCAGGATTAGCTATAATGGCTAACCAGAAACATTTGTATCAACCACAGGTTAAAAAACAATCAAAAATTAGAATTAACTTTGCAAGGTATAGTAATAAGGGTAATATTAGTGAATTAATTAAGTAATGAAAGATATAAGTATAGAAATAACGCCAAATGGTTTCCCTAGTCAATATGTCTCAGATGCTGAGAAAAAAACAGACGCCTATGGATTACAAATTGGGCAGGCTATTCAGTACGAGTGGTTTAGGAAAGATGGAAATCAATGTAGATTTTATAATCAATGGAATGAGTTTGCAAGAAGAAGAGTTTACGCTAGAGGAGAGCAATCCATAGAGAAATATAAAAATGAGTTGTCTATAGATGGAGACTTAAGTTACTTAAACCTAGACTGGACCCCAGTTCCTATACTACCCAAATTTGTAGACATTGTTGTTAATGGCATGTCTGATAGAGTCTTTGAAGTAAAATGTGAAGCTCAAGACGCTTTATCTTCTGAAAGAAAAAACATATTTCAACAAAATGTAGAACGCCAGATGGTGGCTAAAGATTTCTTATCTAGTATGGGTGAGACATTTGGTATGAACCCATTTGATATGAACCCTGATGACATACCAGCTGATGATGAGCAGTTAGGATTGTACATGCAAATGAAATACAAACCAGCTATAGAGATTGCAGAAGAAATAGGTATAAACACCTTATTAGAAGAAAATGAATATCAAGATCTACGCAAAAGACTTGATTACGATCTAATGGTTTGTGGTATTGCAGCTGCGAAACAACATTTTTTACCAGGAGCTGGAATTAAGGTAGAGTATGTAGATCCTGCCAATATGGTTTATAGTTATTCTGAAGATCCCTTTTTGAAAGATTGTTTTTATTGGGGTGAGATAAAAACTGTAGCAACCACTGAGTTATTAAAAATTGATCCAACATTAACCAATGATGATCTTAAAGAAATTGCTAAGTATAGTCAAACATGGTATGATTATTTTAATGTTGCTCAATGGTATCAGAATAGCATCTTCGCTAGAGACACTGCCACTCTTATGTACTTTAACTATAAAACAACTCAAAAGTTTGTTCATAAGAAAAAGAAAATGGATAGTGGTGCAGAAAGGGTTATTGAAAAAGAAGACACCTTTAATCCTCCAGAAGAAATTATGGAAGAGGGTAATTTTGAAAAGATAGAAAAAACTATAGAGGTTTGGTATGAAGGTGTAATGGTAATGGGAACCAACATTATATTGAAATGGGAAATGGCAAAAAACATGGTTAGACCTAAGTCAGCTTCTCAGTATGCGTTACCTCAGTACGTTGCAGTTGCCCCTAGAATGTACAAAGGCAACATAGAGTCATTAGTTTCTAGAATGATTCCATTTGCTGATTTAATACAAGTTACTCATTTAAAATTACAACAAGTCGTATCTAGAGTAGTTCCTGATGGGGTATATATTGATGCTGATGGATTAAATGAAGTAGACCTGGGTACAGGTGCTGCGTATAATCCTCAAGACGCATTAAGGTTGTATTTTCAAACAGGATCAGTAATTGGTAGAAGTTACACTCAGGATGGAGAGTACAACCAAGGTAAAATGCCTATCCAGCAATTAAACTCTAATAATGGTACAGGCAAAATGCAAATGCTGATTCAAAACTATAACCATTACTTAGACATGATCAGGGCAGTAACAGGACTTAATGAAGCTAGAGATGCTTCAACTCCTGACTCTAGATCATTAGTGGGGGTTCAAAAACTTGCAGCTTTAAACTCCAATACAGCCACTAGGCACATACTGGATGCTGGTCTTTATATATTGAGAAAAATATCTCAAGGTCTTTCTTATAGAATATCTGATGTGTTAGAATATACAGATTTTAAGGAAGAGTTTGCTAATAAAATAGGAAAGTATAATTTAAAAATACTTGACGATATAAAAAGTTTGTATCTCTATGACTTTGGTATTCACATTACTGTATCACCTGATGAAGTTCAAAAAGCTCAGTTAGAGCAAAACATTCAAATGGCTCTCTCTAAAAATGACATCAATCTTGAAGATGCCATTGACATTAGAGAAGTGAGAAATATTAAACTAGCTAATCAGTTATTAAAACTTAAGAGATCACAGAAAGAAGAGGCTGACAAAGAGCAGCAACTCATGATGCAGCAGATGCAGTCTCAAACTCAGTTACAAGCACAGCAAATGAAATCTCAAACAGAGATGGCTAAGATTGAAATGGAAACTAAATCTAAGATTGCTGTAATTCAAGCAGAGATACAGTTTGAAACACAAAAACTTCAAGCAGAAGCAGAACTTAAAAAAGCACTAATGGCTGAAGAGTTTGGTTATCAACAGCAGCTCAGAGATATATCTGAAAAAGCTTTACAAGAAAGAGAGACTCAAAGAGAAGATGCTAAAGCTCAACGAATTGATCAAGCCAACACTCAGCAGTCAAAACTTATTAATCAACGAAAAAACAATTTACCACCTACATCATTTGAATCAAATGAAGATTCATTAGATGGCTTTGATTTAGCTGAATTTGAGCCTAGATAAAAGTGTGTTTTTTCGTGTTTAAAAATTGTATAATTTTGTATAACAAATTAAATTAAATAAAATGGGAGATATTAAAGTAAGAGTTTTAGATGATGTAGAACAGAAATCTAAACAACAAGTTGAAGAAGAATTGTTAAAGAAGCATGAAGATCAGTTTGAAGACTCTACAGAATCTACTCCAGTTTCAGAAAACACAGAAACTAAGACAGAGGAAGTTGTAGAAAATCAAAAACCATCGTATAGCGATGATGATGTTCTTTCACATATTAATGAGAGATATGGTAAAACCATTAACTCTCTGGATGAGTTATTTGAAGAAAGGGGCAAGTCAGAGGAATTACCTGAAGATGTTGCTGCTTACTTTAAGTACAAAAAAGAAACTGGGAGATCTATAGAAGACTTTGTTAAGTTAAACAGAGATTTTTCTAAAGTTGATCCTGATGAGCTTTTGGCTAACTATTACAAAACAAAAGATGAATATCTTGATGATGATGATGTTGCCTCTATGCTAGACGAGTTTAATTATGACGAAGATCTAGATGATGAGAAAGACATTAAGAAGTTAAAGTTAGCTAAAAAAAGACAAGTTGCTGAGGCTAAAAAATTCTTTGAGGAAAGAAAAAGTCAATACAATGTTCCCCTTGAGTCAAGTGTTGGAAATGGTATTGATGAAAAAACCCAAAAAGAACTTGAAGCTTATAGAGAGCAACAAAAAACAAAGCAAGGTTACGAAGAGATGGTTGCTAAAAATAGAAAAGACTATTTGCAGAAACTAGACGAAACGTTTAATTCTGATTTCAAAGGTTTTGAATTTAAGATAAACGATAATACCTTTTCGTATAATCCAGGTAGTGTAGATGAGCTTAAGTCTAAAAATAATGATGTAACTGGTTGGGTTAAAAGTTATTTAGATGATAATGGGCAAATTAAAGACTACAAGGGTTTTCACAAAGCTTTGGCAGTAGTAAACTATCCAGACAAGTTTGCGAAGTTTTTTTATGAAAAAGGTCAAGCTGATGCAGTGACATCAGACGCTAAGAAAGCAAAGAACATTGATCTTAAAATGAATAAAGCTCCAGAAACAAGCTCTAAGGGTGGGTTACAAGTTAAGTCTACTTCCAATCCTAGTGATGGAAATAGATTAAGAATTAGAAAACGTAAATAAATTTTTAAACTAAAAAAATGAAAAAATGAGTGTATTAGCAACTCCAGGGTTTGACTTGATTCCAAGTGCAGAACGAGTAGCCCTTAGTACTAATTACCTTACTAACGCAGATTTTAATTTCATGAATCAGTATTTACCTGATACTTATGAAAAAGAATTTGAAAGATATGGTAATAGAAGTATAAGCTCTTTCCTAAGAATGGTAGGAGCAGAAATGCCTTCTAACTCTGACCTTATTAAATGGGCAGAACAAGGCAGATTGCACATTAAATATGTAGACTGTGCTTCAGGTTCAGCTGCTGCTTCAGAAACAGCAACTATTACTGTAAGTGACACATTAGCCCCTACCCTTGCAGGTGGTGGAACAACTACTGCTGGTCAAGGTGGTATTGCTATTAGAAAAAACCAAACTGTAATGATTTCAGCAAATACAGGTGCTTCAACTTTATTTAATAAAGCTGTGGTTACTGATGTTAATTATGCAGCTGGTACTTTTGATGTAGCTTACTATGAGACAGGTGGTCAAACATTTGCAACAACAGATACTTTAACTGTTTTCATTTATGGATCAGAGTTCAAAAAAGGAACTGATTCTATGGAAGATAGCTTAGAATCTGATGACTACATCTTTGAAAATAACCCAATAATCATTAAAGACAAGTACGCTGTTAATGGTTCAGATATGGCTCAAATTGGTTGGATTGAAATTACATCTGAGCAAGGAGCAAATGGATACCTTTGGTATTTAAAATCTGAGTCTGATACTCGAATGAGATATGATGATTATTTAGAGACTGCGATGGTTGAAGCTGTTCCAGCTGACAACGCATCTGGTGCTGCTAAATTCTTTGGTAATGCAGGTGGTACAGATGGTCAAGGTGGATCTCAAGGTGTTTTCTATGTTGTTAAAAACAGAGGAAATGTTTTCCAAGGTGCTCCAGCTGCTTTAGCTGACTTTGATGCAATTATTCAGAGATTAGATAAGCAAGGTTCTATCGAAGAGAATGTATTATTTGTAAACAGAGAATTAAGCTTTGACATTGATGACATGTTAGCTGCTCAAAATTCTTATGGTGCAGGTGGTACTTCTTATGGATTATTTGACAATGATGAAGAAATGGCTCTTAACCTTGGTTTCACAGGGTTTAGAAGAGGTTATGACTTCTACAAATCTGACTGGAAATATCTTAACGATGCTTCTATGAGAGGTGGTATTAACGCTGGTAAAATCTATGGACTTATGGTTCCTGCAGGTTCTACTACTGTTTATGATCAAATCTTAGGGAAGAACGCTAAAAGACCTTTCCTTCATGTTCGTTACAGAGCTTCTGAAACTGAAGACAGACGTTACAAAACTTGGATTACTGGTTCTGCTGGTGGTGCAAGAACTTCTGGAAAAGATGTTATGGAAGTAAACTTCTTATCTGAAAGAGCTGTTTGTACTTTAGGTGCTAACAACTTCTTCTTGATGGAAGATTAGTATTGATTACAATTAAGGGGAGGTTAACGCCTCCCCCTTTTTTAAAATTTAATTAAATAAAATAAAATGCAAAAAACAAAAAACAAACCAGTTAAGAATAAGTATGTAGATAAGATCTATAAACTTAAAAGAGATGCTGCACCCTTGGTGTATATGTTACTTTCTAAACACACTAAAAGAAAACCCCTTTTATATTTCGATGAATCTTTAGGTCAAAACAGACCATTAAGATATGCTATAAATCAAAAATCACCTTATGAAGATGAGCAAGATGGTAACGCAATCATGCAGCCTATTGTTTTTGAAGATGGTTTTTTAACTGTGCGTAAAGAAAATCAAGTATTACAAAAGTTTTTACACCTACATCCAGACAATGGATATCTTTTTGAAGAGGTAAATGAAGAGAAAGATGCAAATATTGAGGTGGCTAGAATTACTACTGAAGTAGATGCTTTAATTGCAGCTAGAGAATTAGACATTAACAGGGCTGTGCAAGTGGCTAGATCAGCGTTAGGTGCTAATACAGATAAGATGAGTTCAGCAGAAGTAAAGCGTGATGTTCTACTTTTTGCTAGACAACATCCTTCAGACTTTATGGATGTGTTAAATGATCCTATGTTAGAGTTAGTATCTAAAGTTCATGACTTCTTTACTTATGGTATTCTTTCTTATAAGAACAATAAAGATGTTTATTTTAACCTAAAAACCAATAAGAAGAAAGTTCTTACTGTCCCTTATGGAGAAAGTAAGGATTACATATTAGCTTCTTTTTTACAGTCTGACGATGGGTTAGAAACTTTAAAGATTTTAGAAAAACAACTTGAAAATTACCTAGAATCTTAAAGGATATTGACTGAGGTTTTTTTATTACCTTTGTTTATTATTAACCAACTTAATTTTTTAAACATGCAAAAGTTTTTAAGTATACCAGTCACAGGGGAACAAAATCAGCTCGTTTCCTGTAATGACATTAAATTAATTGAGCAAGCGTCTACTACAACAGTGACTATTTCTTATGGATCTGGAAAGATAGCAACTCTAACTCATGCTACTGCTGGTGCAGGAGTAGAAACAATGAGAGATAAAATTCAAGATGAAGTTGTGCTAGCTTTACAACAGCCTTGGAGAGATGTTACTAAACCAGTTTCTAACCTGCCTTTCGCAGTAAGTGGAATCGCATTAACTTAGTATTATGGAAAAGTTTTTAAATATACCAGTGCAAGACTTAGTTGTAACTGGAACGTCCACAACACCTAGTATTGGTGTAGATATAAAAACAACAGGTAATTTATTTGCCAATGTAAGCCCTGGAGATATCTTACATCAATCCACTGACAATTATTATTACGAAGTTTTAACTAAAGTTGATGACAACAATTTAACATTAGCTAAGTTAGAGCCATCAGCAGTAATTCCTGTAGTTTCAGGGAAAACTTTCTTTATTCATTCAGGAACTGCCTCAACTGGCGTATTGGTTTCAGGTGTTGATGTAGGGTTAGTAGAACAACTTTCTACTAGTACTACTACTATAGCGTATGATGCCCCTACTAGTGGTAATGATTTAATTACATTGACTCACACCCCAATTGCTGCTGGCAGTGAGGTGGCTAGAGACACTGTTCAATCACAAATTGTTAGAGCTTTACAGACTAAATGGAATGAGCCATCTTATAACGAAATAGGAGATGCATTAATTTCAGCTGATGACATCAAGGTTATTGGTATTGAATTAACTTAATTCATTTTACTCACTACTACTAAAGAGCACTTTTTTAAGGTGCTCTTTTTTTTTGGTTATCTTTGTAAGAAATAGGTTGAAAAATGTCAATGATAAATCGTGTTAGAGAAACTGTACTCTCTATTCTTAATAAAAATAACTATGGATATATATCCCCAATAGACTTTAACTTGTTTGCAGAGCAGGCACAGTTAGATTTATTTCAGGATTATTTTTATGAATTTAACAAGCAGATTAACGCAGAGAACCAAAGACTTTCTGGAACTGAAAGTGCTGATATTAACAGACAGATACAAGAAGTTATAGATACGTTTACTCAATTTCAAAACTTGTCACTATCTCTTACCCCTCAAGTATCTACACAAACATTTGACTTACCTAATGATTGGTATACTTTCGTAGAGGTTATTTGGGGGCAAAACTGTTCTAGAGCATCTGACGATGTTGCAAATAAGGAAGCAGAACGAGTAAGTGAATATCAAATACGAAGGTTGTTAAGATCTAATTTAACTGCACCATCAACTCTTTTTCCAGCTTATATTCTTACACAACAAGGATATCCTGCTACAGAAGGTCCAGGATCAGGAGCTCCTCCAGGTGGAACGTATGGTAATTTAAGTAATCAAATTACTTTGTTTCCAGCACCTACATCTGGATGCACATTATCTTGTGGACTAACTTACGTTAGATATCCTAAAACACCAAACTGGACATATTCAACGCTAACAGATGCTGCTGGTGCAGAGACAGGAGAGGCTATATTTAACCCATCACTTGCTAATTATCAAGACTTTGAATTGCCATTGTCAGATTCAACAGACATAGTTAATAAGATACTTCAGTACGCAGGCATGTCTATTAGAGAAATTGCAGTTGTAAACTTTGGGCAAGCTGAACAGAAAGAGCAAGATGCTGAGGAGAGTGTAAATTTACCAACAAAAAGAACTAGATAATGGCATATATATCAGCGTATCAATATTATGAGAATGGAGGAGTAGCTCCAGAAAATGCTAACTGGGGTTCATACCAATATGTTTCATTGGAAGATATTGTTAATAATTTTTTATTAATGTATCAGGGCAATCACTCCTTAGTAAATAATGAGGAGAGATACAAAATATTATTTCATGCTAAACGAGCTATTCAAGAATTAAATTACGATGCATTTAAAGAAACTAAGGTTTTACAATTAGATGTGTGTGAAAACTTGCGTTTTGTTTTACCACCAGATTATGTTAATTGGATTAGAATATCACTATGGAAGAATGGAACTTTATTCCCTTTAACTGAAAATATTCAAGCTATTAGCTCTGATGCATATCTGCAAGACAATAATTGTAAGATTTTGTTTGACGCTGATGGAAATGTTTTACGTCCAAACAACTCAGAAATAGATCAGGCAAGATTAGATAAAACAAAAACAAGTATTTACTTAAACGAAGGGAGTCCTTACCATGGAATGGATGGATGGAATATTGATGGGTGCTGGTATTTTGATTATAACATTGGTGCAAGATTTGGATTAAACACAGAAACAGCAAACCAAAACCCTACATTTAGGATTGATCAAAAAGCTGGCGTTATAAATTTTAGTTCTGGAATGTCAGGTGAGTCCTGCATTTTAGAGTACATATCTGATGGCTTATACAATGGAGACAATAGCAAAATAACAGTTAATAAATTGTTTGAAGAATATGTGTATGCATATATAGAATATGCTATTTTAAAAAGTAAAGTAGGGGTTCAGGAATACATAGTAAGAAGAACTCAAAAAAATAAATCTGCTCTATTAAGAAATGCCAAAATAAGATTGAGTAACATTCATCCTGGCAGGCTTTTAATGAACTTAAGAGGGCAAGCTAAATGGATTAAATAATGAAGTTAGTTCGTAGTTTTATAAAAGGTAGGATGAATAAAAGCGTTGATGAACGCTTATTGCCAGATGGTGAGTATATTGATGCATTAAATGTTAGGGTAGGTAATACTGAGCTAACAGATATTGGATCTTTAGAAAACACTAAGGGTAATGCTGCTATTACCACATTAAGTTATGGAGGTCAGGCTTTATCATCTCAAGCTATATGTATAGGTGCTTTTGAAGATGGTGCTAATGAAACTCTCTACTGGTTTGTTCATGATCCTGCTAATCCAGTATCTTCAACTAATATAGCTGACTTAATAGTTTCTTTTAATGTAAGCTCATCTACACTTACATACATAGTTCAATCTATAGATGATGGATCAGGTATTAGAACTGCGTTAAACTTTAATCCTAAATACCTCATCAATAGTGTTAATATTATAGAGGACTTATTGTTTTTTACAGATAACTATAATCCTCCCAAACAGTTAAACGTTAAAAGGTCTTATGGTGCTAGTTTGGATAATGGTAATGAACATTTAATTTATGTCATTAAAAAGCCACCTATGTTGGCTCCAACTATTGATCTTCTTAACACCCAGCATAATGTTAATTATTTAGAGGATAGGTTTGTAAGTTTTGCTTATAGATATAAATATCAGGATGGGCAATATAGTTCTTTATCACCATTTACTCAGATCGCTTTTGATCCTAGACCATTTTTTATAAACACTGACAACTTTACTAACAGTGGCATGTTAAATGAATTTAACGCTGTTGATGTAACTGTTAATACTGGACCTGAAGAAGTGGTTGGCTATGACATATGTTTTAAGTTTGCAGATGACAATTTTATTAGAGTAGTAGAAAGGGTTGATAAAGATCTTCCTGACAACACTTTACACACTATTGCTTTTGACAATAGTAAAACATACACCATACTTCCTGAGTCTGAAGTGTTAAGACTTTTTGATAATGTGCCAAGATTAGCACAAGCTCAAACATTAATGGGTAATAGAATAATGTATGGTAATTATTTAGAAGGATACGACCTTACTACCAGTAGTGGTGCTCTTACTAACATGGATTACATTTTAGAGCAGAATGGAGAGGCGATAAATTTTAATGCTTTTACCACAAGTTTTGCAAGTGGTGCTGTTTCTATCTTAGGTAATAGTCAAGGAACGTTTACTAATCAAACAGTTACTTTTGATTTATCTAACGCAGAATTAAATATTAATACCATATGGTATTTTTCTAT